CCTGTAATAACCTTGTTTACTTCTGCTGACATATGCTTAACAATAGTTCTACCTGTTAGTGTAGTAGACTGCCCAATACGCTTATCGAAAAAACGGCACCCAGGGTTGAGAATAGCGCCATACAAGCTATTAAGATTAATTTTTTTAACAAGTTGTCTTTTATCCCAGTATTCAATTTCTGCTGTGTTACCTGCGTCCTTTGCTTTCTTTAGCATCTTCTGCAAGTCTTTACGTTCGCTATACCAACGTTTTAAGATACCTGGAATAACGCCTTCAAACTCTGTTGTAAAGATAGTACCGTTTGAACTAAGCATCCAAGGTTGATTACTATCGAAGATTACTTTGTGTATTTCAGCACCACTCAGTATGTCACTACCGCCTGACTCCCAGTCAACAGTTAGTGCAATGTCCTTACGTTGCTCCATTACAGCTTCGTATTCTTCTGTGCTAAATCGTCCTTCCCAACTACCTGCAAATGACTTTTTCTTTAGTGTTGTGTCTTCGTGTACGCGAGCATCTGAAATTTCTGGACGTATTTGTCCAATAATAGTTTCTGGAGCCATATTTAATGCACGAATCACACTTGGATATAGCGAGTTCAAATCCATCGAACCAATCCACTTGTGCAAGCCCTTCTTTGGAAATGCAACATATGCACCAGCTGCCTGTGTGCTAACTTGATCGTCACGCTTTGGACGATTAGGAACCTGCAATCCTCTATGATGTGCTTCGTTAACAATAGCCTGCTCTGTAACAGCAACAGCGCCCATTGTAGTCTGTAGAAGCACTGTGTTTGCATGTGCTAGTTCGTTGGACAAATCAATAAAACGTAGTTTCTTGTCTAGCTTGTCAAGCAATGCAGTATCTTGAATGTTATATTCAATAAACTTACGGAAGTCATTGTTGTATAGCTGATCAAGTGTGCCTTCATATGGCACTTTATTCTCACCTACTTCAATCTCACCAATAGCATCTAGTCTGTAACTATGGCGCTCTTCGTATGTATATTTGCGGTATAGTTCTAAACTGTCTAAGTGTACACGACCTACTAGATCAAATGTAACTGCTGCTTTACCATACTTTTCATAGTCACGTTTCTTAGGCAGTTGTCCCCACAAGCAGAATCTACGTGTGTCGTCTTTGCTTAGTACACGCATAGTTCTGTTAACAGTGTACGGAATATCATAACCTTCGCTGTTCCAACCTGACAAAATATCAGCATCTTCAATTAGCGTTAAGAACGTGTCAATCATGTCACCTTCACGCTCAAACAGCATTACATTTTCAATACCTTCAAGTTCTGCTTTTGCTTGATCCATTGTAAGTGTCTTTGGCGGAACTGCTAAACACACCATTGTTTCTAACCACTGTAAGTATACACTTATAGAGGTGATTGGCATGAAAGGATCAGCAGGATCAGCAAACCCACGCTCTGGATCAAAGTCAGTCTCAATATCGAAGAACGCAATATTAAGTTTAGGCGCATCTTGATTGAGATAGTTTTCAGATAATGACTGAAATATTGGATTAATATCACTCTCAAATAGCTCCTTTCCTTTGTTAATTGCTACTTCTTTACGAAAGTCCTTTGTATTCTTACATACAATACGACTTAGATTATCGCCGTACACACTCTTGTACTTGCCTCGTTCGTCTTTGTAATAAAATGTATATTTTGCTTGATACTCGCGGTATTCTCTTTTACCGTCTTTGCGTTCAACTACACGGATCATATCTTGATCGCGGTCAAACAATGCGTCTACGTAACTCATTCATTCTCCTGTTGCTTGTGGCCAACTAACCTTCTACCTGTCCGTAAGTGGACGATTCTATATTATATATTACAGTATGAATAACTGCACCATAGCAATTGAGTTCATTACCACAAACCAACTACATAGCACAATTGCAAATGCTGCTTTTCTAATAACTGTACTAACTACACCAAGTATACTACCAATCAAGTATAATGGAATAAAAAGTTCTGTTGCAGGATCAAGCACTGTAAATGTAAGTATAGCACTTGCTGCAATCAAAACTGTTGTTTCTACCATTTCACAATAAAATGCTAGAGGAGAAAGCCTGTAACTTTCTTTACAAAAATCTATGACAGCCTTTATCACTTGTCAACGCCGACTGTAGCAACAATAGTTTCTAAGTCTTCAAACTCGTCTTGATGCTTATCCCAGTCACGTTTCATTGCAACTTTAATTGCTTTATTAATTAGTGAAGGCTTTACGTTCAGTTCTTCTGCTACTGCTTTAACAGTATCTTTAAGACCTGCGTTTAAATCTTCAATCTCTTGTAAAACAGTTACGCCTTCTTTGACTAGACGTTCTAGTTTTGCTTTTTCTTCTTGCCCGTAGGTACGATCACTCATAAGAAACTCCTTGTATAACTTAATATACAGGTAATAGCTTAGTTTGTCAAGTGTTAATTACCACTTCACAGAAAGTTTTTTAGTAAGATCTCTTTGAGCTTTTACAGCATTTAAGCAAGCAAGAATGCGATTAGATTTCTCAAATGGGCGACTATAGTGATGTTTTGAATCCCAAGTTTTATTGTTGTCCATTTCTTTACGTAGTTCGTTACCTAGTAATTGTTCAATGTACTTTAGATCGTCTTCGGATAAATTTTGAAATTGTTTAGCAACCATTGGATCCCCCTTTTAGCTATGAGGTATTTATCATATACTATTATGTTCACGCTTAATTTTGTCTGCCCAAGCTATTTCGAACAGGTCGTCATAATCATAAAGAGGAGCGCCGTCTGCACCGGCACGCCATAGTCTTGCAAAATATCCGTCTGCGCTTGAAAAGGCTGTTGCATCGGTAATATCGATATGTCCTTTAACTAGGAAGTACATTCTATATGCTTCTTTGCGTTCCATACTGTATTTAACTGATAGTATAAGTTAGGGCGCTAACATTGCTCAAATGCGCCTTTGGATTCGTATGTAATTATTTCAAATCCTTGCATTTCTTGTTTGTAACTATACATATCACCTAGTATAAGATAATTAAATCCTTGCTCTCTAAAGTATGCACATTCACTACGTAAACTTTTATAACCTAATTTAAGTTTAGGATTTTTATAGTTCCACGCAAATTGATCAGCATGTACAATCTTTTTACTTGGATAAACATAATAGCAACTCCATGCTGCTAGTTCATCGTTGTCGTAATATCCAAATACTGTGCCTCTTGTCCAGTCTTCTCTGTATATAGGATAGATACTATCAAAATCTTTGTACTGAATATATCCTTTATATAGTTCTTCACACTCGGTAAAATGAGAATCGTCTAGTAATTTAAAGTCTATAGTTTTGTATTTTGTTTTTTGTAAATTAACCCAGCAAGTCATCTACTTTGCACATCTTTTTTATAATCTTCAGGCCAGTACTTATAGTATCCTAGTGAGTCAAGATGCTTACGTGCTTCTTCAAGTTTAGAACGCTCTTGCAGTAGAACAAGTCCGTGCTCGCCGTTGTTTAACACAACAGTGTCAATTTCTTCAGCCTCGTCTGGATGATCTTCAAGCGCAATAAGACCCCAGTTATTTAGAACTTTTCGCTGTACATTTTCTACTAATTCTGTAAGTTCGTATGCAGATATTTTAGTAGGATCAAATGCAAATATTACAACATCCTTTTCGGGCCATTGATACGCATAGTTACTTAATTCTACTGTTAAATTATAGTCTACAGGATCTTTTATTTCTTTAACCAATACATTCCCCTCGGCCCATGCTCGCTTTGCATACGGACAAGGTGGTAGATTGTTAAAGGTAGGATGTTGTTTACTTAAAAAATTGTATATCCAATCTTCTAATGATGCCCTAAGTGTTTCCATTCTTTTCGTTTAGTTTGCGTAGTAGCATTTCTTTAATGCTTTCTTCTGCAAACGCTTTGCCCTTATGTTTCATTTTACGTGGGTTTGAATCACGCTTTGCTTTATTCATGTGTGCGCCGCCCGCGCCTGACTTTCGTAAAGCATCTAAGTTCTTGGAACTTGGATCTCTTGGTTTTGGTGTTTCTTGTGCTTCGCCTATTTTAGACATAAACTGATCAAACGCTTTTTTCTTTCTTGGATCAGCAGCAATTTGTTTTAATGCTTGAGTATGTTGTTTTAAGAATTCGCTATATGCTCTGTCACTTGGCATATAAGTATTGCTCTTTGCTTTATCTTTTTTCTGTTTCACTGGCGCCGGAGCCGGTTTACCACTGCCGTTACCTGTAAATGTTTTTGAAATAGCTGATCTTGCTGCGTCAGGACTTTTCTCACCAGCTTTCCATCCTCTTTGGAATGCATTGTCTTCGCCTACTAGTTTACCTTCGTCTGGAGAACGTTTTGCACCTGATCCTTTTTTAGGAGTAGGTCTATCTCCTCTAGCATA